TTCTCCTTCTACCATTGCCATTTCTAAGTAATCTTCAAAACGTAAACGTGTTTCAGACTCAGCCTTTAGGTACCATAGGTATCCATCAGTTCCGTCTTCAGTTGCCACATTCACCCATCCAATCTGTGCAGTATCTGATCCAGATACAACATACTGATCTCTAATGATAATTGGTGAGTTTGAAAATTGCGTTAGTACAGGGTCTATACTGTTTCTTACAGCAGAGTTACCTGCTCCAACAGCAGCAATAGTTGTTCCTTTAGAATAATCAGATCCGTAAACGAATACTTTTAATCCTGTTGCAGTAAATCCTAATCCAGGAGCTGCTCCAGTAAGAGGTCCTCCTGCAAAAGTTTGAACAGTAATACTTCCAGCTGCACCAAGTACAGAGGCAGTAACGATAGCTTTTGCTTCTAGTCCAGTGGCTGGATCTAAAATAACAACCGTGTCGTTTACTGATATTACATTCTGAACTCCGGCTACGGCACCTGGGTTAAGGTTTATAACCTGGGTTGTACCCGCGATTGCTCCCGTAGAACATGCCGAGTAAGAAATATGTAAACGGTTTTGTTCAGACCAAATAACTTGATCAGATGTCATTGGCATTTCAGCACCAACCATTTTTAAAAATCCAGATAACGTTCTGTTTCCATAACGCTCTACTTCTGCTTCGTAGATTTCTGGTAAATACTGCTGCGCAAAGTCAGCGAAATTTGCTGGAACGGCTCCTCCGCCATTGTTGTTCCATTGTAGGTAATTTGTCGCAAGTAATTGCGGCGTTTGTGATGGGACTAAACTCCCAAACTGTGGTAATAAACTCATAATTATTAGTTGTTAAACTTTTTAATTTTTAATTTTGATGAGTCCGCTCCAGAAACTGATTTCACTTTGTATGCTCCAAACTTGGCTCCGTCCATTGGTGCAGCTTTTCTTGCTCCACTTGATGTATTATTAGATTTGTTTACAACATCTCTAATAGCATCGGCTTTACCTTGCTCGTAAAAGTGATTTGCCATTTTATCGGCATTTGCACCTGCATACAATGCTTTGTGATACCCCGCGGTATCCTCAATCGTACCATCTTTTCCAAGGAACTTTCCTATAAAATTACTGATGTCTGATTGTTTTTCTGCTACCTGTGATGGGTTTTGTACGCCATATCTAAATTTTTTATCACCCAATGTAAAATCGAAACCTTCGAAATTTTCATTAAGTAACTCATTAGTCTTGGCTTTAAACTTATCGTGGTTAGCGACGTTTCTTTCCTGGTCCTCTTTATATCGATTAAAAAAGTCCGATGCTTTAGCTTGGTCCTCAGTAAGTGTTGGCGAATTCAACTTGATTTCGTCGTAGTACTTATCCTTGGTGTCATTTAAAAACGTACGGGCTTTTGCAACCTCTTCTTTATATGCGAGTTTTTTTCTACGGATATCTCGCTCCTCGTCTAGGTCTTCATCAAATGCAAAGTTGTCCTCGATCATAAACTCGATTTCTTCTGCACTTAAGTGGGACTTAGTGGTTTTGTAATATTCTTTTACTAATACGTCACGGTCTACATCGTCGTAATTAGTATTTAGTCTTAAGTAATCTTGCATGGTTCCTCCGGTCTCACGCATAAAATCAACTAACTTTGTAATGTTTTCAGGCAACTCAGGTTGCGCTATAGCCGGCTTTACTTCTTTTTTTGGCTTACTTTCTTCGGTAACTTCTGTGATGACTTGCTCGGGTACTTCTCCGACCATCGTTGGGCTATCTCCGGCTGATTCATCCACATCCACTTCTTCTGTGCTTGGCTTTTGAACGGCATCTTTTTCTTCTTTAGGTATTACTACTCTAGTTACATTACTTGGAACGTCTATCAGTGGCTCTTTGTTCCTAGCCGCTATTTGCTCCTCAGTAAGCTTTGGTTTTGTTTGGATCTTAAAAGATCCTTCTGTTTTTACTTCACTCATGATATGATATTATATAATTATTAAATAGGTACTTATTGCGGGTTGAATTGAGATAGATCAAATCCGCCTAGGTTATCATTGCCCGCGGACTCAAAGTCTTTTGGCAATCCTTGCGTTTGCCTTTGCTCTATTAGCTGGCTTTGTTGTGATCCCTCTTTTTCAATTCTCTTATCTTTGCGATCTTCTATTTGCGCGTCTTTATCTTTTATTTCTTGGGCTTTCATTTGCGCAAGCTTCAGATTGTATTGGAACTCTGTTGCCATTAACTCTTTTTTAATCTGTGCTTCGGCTTGCATTCTTTGCATTTCAAAGTTTGATTTAGCTTGTTCTATCGCTACTTTTTCAGCCGTTAACGCTTGTTGCTTTTGTACTTCAGCCATTGCGGCTTTCTCCGCGGACTCGGCGTTTGCCTGTGCTTGTGCTTGAATATTTTGCTGAACTAAAGCCTGCTCTCTTTCTTTTTTCTTTTTACGCTTAAGCTTTAGCAATTCGTTAGCTAACTTTAAGTTTTTAATCTGACTAATATCAATTGAATCCTCAATATCAATTTCTTTAGTTTGTAAAGCTATCTGAATATTCTTTTGCAATTCCGCTCTTTCTTCGTCGTCTGGTTCCATTTCTAAAAATATACCAAAGTCATGAAGGTTAAGATTTTCAATTTCTTTTAGTGTTTCTACATTGAAAGTAGATATACTATTCATTAAAGAGTTTTTAGTAAGAGGAAAATTTAGTACATCATTTATTTTAAGCGATATGTTTTCGCAAGTGCTTAATGCTAATTGTATGCTAGCGTCTTGTATATGTTTTGTAGCGGTGTTAGACGTGTTTGCTGCCATTTTTTGTAGCCCCACTAAAGCGTTAGCGTCTGGCATACTACCATCCCTGGCTTCGTTTAATCCAGTTACGTCTCTAATCATTTGCATGTTATAGTTGTATGCGGTAATTAAAGATTGTATTTTAGATATACCAGAAGAGCTTGATAGTTCCTGTATAGGAACCTTGCCTCTGTTCATATCTCCGTCTTGTGTCATTGATCTACCAATAACAGAACCTGTTTGGAAGTACATGTTTAATGCTTCCGCTGGATTGTAATTTGTACCGTTACCTAAATCAACCTCAGCTAATCCATCAACATCTAAGAATATTCCGTCAGGAACCATTCTAGACAACACCTGCTGTATTTTTAAATGCGTTAATTGTATTACATCAGCAAACCCAATGCACTTGCTTATAAGCGACTGTATCACTCCTTTGTACATTCTAGGAGCGGCTATAGAGTAACTCATCTCAACTCTAGTTGTGTCCGCTAGTGGGCGAGTCATATTTTCAGCCAACTTCCATTCTAGCATTATATCAGACCCAATAATTTTTGCCCCGCGATACAACACTTCAATTGATCTTGATACTCTTTCAAAATTATCATTTGCGGGAGGATTAAATTCACTAGTTTTTTCAATAGCTTTTTCTAATCCGTTATCTGTTTTCTTTATTTTAAATACTTGATCTGTGTAAGTCTTGTATTCAAAGTACATTACCTGAACGGTATTATAATCGTAGTTTTCAAAGCCTCGTATCATTCTACGATTGCCTGGCGACTTTTGAATTCTTTCTAGCTCTTCGTCAGATATATGAGGAAATTCTTTTTTAAGTTCTGGTATAGTTATAGATTTAACTTCTCCTACATAATATATATCCCCAAAGTTAGGGTCCTCTGTATAAGACCACACGCAGTAAGCAGGATCTACATAGTCAATAACTATTCCTTCTGCGGGGTTAAACGATGTTTTAGTTATACCTATTCCAATGTTAACTAAATCCTGGTTTACTCTTGCTCTAATTAGATCAAACTCATTAGTAGCCAATACTGTATTAATAGCTTCCTCCTCCGCAATCTCTACAGCCGGCTTGTATTTAAGCTGCATGTGCAAATCCCTTTCTTCAATTGATTCCGGCAGCTTGGTATCTGGAATTCCTGACCGGCTTAAATCCATTGGCATAACCGCGCTTGCCTCTGCTCTGGCTTCCACTGTAACCATATCGAACAACAAATCTTGCGCGTACTTGGTTCTTGCTTTTAAAGATTCAGGATCTTGCGAGTACGCTGTTATGTCGTACTGCTTTTGAGTAATACCGTTAGCCACGATGTTTGAAAACTTTGAAAGTATTGGAACTGGTTTCCAGTCTAAATTCAAATAAGATAAATCGCCATTAATAGCTAATTCATCTTTGTACTTCTGTACACTTTGCTCACCCCTAGCATATAATCTAAGGTTATGAAAGTTATTCCAGTTTGATGCATATCTATTCGAACCTGCTCCTCCGTAATTAAACCACTCTTGCTCAATAGCACGAGAAACCTGTAATCCGTATTCTAGTGTTGCTTTTTCAGCATCACTTACTACCTGATCAGGAAATGGACTATTAGTATTTGTACTTACATTCATCTATTGCATTATTTTTGAGGTGGTTCCTTTATTGTCGTATTTTTTAAACCCTAAGGAGTATTTCTTTGTTGTTATAGCTCCCTTGGGGCTATACCTATGTTTGTTGCATGCCATTAGTGCTAAGCCGGAGCTTATTGATGCATCATGCTTTGTTCTGTTGTTTATATCAA